CCTGACGATATTTTTTCTGTGAGTCAGGATCACTCAAACCGTCTTCATCTGAGTCAATTCCTACCCATTCTCGAACACGACCTAACGCAGCCGTTGAATCCCATGGACGTTGACGGTCTGCTAAGGGCAAGTCACCGAACGGAACTGCGGCCTTCATTGACGTTATGCGTGCTTCATCGTTCATGGCCACAGGAACTAAAGAACCTTCCCATAACCAAAGCTTTTGAAGTACACGGACCCAACCACCTTCAGTCTTTTCGTCAATGCATTCCAGCGCTTCATAGCCGATTGACATTTTTGCAACCGAACCGATTTTCATTTGTGGGATTACACGCCCGGTTACAAAAGTATCTTCTTTCGGAAGTATCCCTTTGACAAAGAGTCCTTTGCTGTCAATTTTCATTTGATCGATCGGTAATATACCGACAGGCTCCGAAGATTTGTGTGTCCAAAATATCGGTACGTTTTTGTCGCCTTTAGACTTAGCTTCAGCTAACCAATCATCAAAAGCAGTCGGTTCTATACGATCACCGCCGAAATCAACATTATTGAAGACGGCGAGATGACCTTCAAATGTAAAGGTAGCGTCGTCAGAAGATACCTGTTTTACAGAAAAGTCAGTGACAAATTTATCCATGATTTAAAATCCTCATAATTTATTCACTAATTTACACAAATTTGTTACAATGTCAAGCTAAAATGTATAAACAACAGTGCATCTACAATTTATTGTATTATTCCTACTGGCACCTAATGAGCTATCGCCTGGGTACATTAAAAATTCACCGTTTACCACAAAAGGCTCTTGTAAGCTTCGTTGCTGCCCATTCGCGGCGGCGTGTATAGGGCGGACACGCGCATCTCCAACTGTGCGCCAAACTTTTTTAGTGGCTGTTATTGCAACCGGGCCACCAATAACACGCGGTGTTAAACCCGATTCAACTTCAGCCTCTATAAATTTCGTAGATTCAGCAGCGGCTTGCGTTTCAGACGTTGCGATGCCAGCAACACGCGCCTTAAATTTACGCCGCAAGGCTGCTGTCGCTGCTAAAGCGAGTTCTCTATCTGTAGGTATTTTGTCATCGGCTGCAAATTGATCTTTAGCTTGCGCTAAGGCAGCGGCCATATTGCTTTTTGTGGTTTCGGTAAGGTAGGTTGAATGCAAGGGTGCGTTTTGATTTATCCATGCCAATAGCGCAAGCAAAAGGAGTTCTTCTTTGTCTTCTTCGTCTTCTGTCATTTGTTTTGTGGCTATTCCTATGATACCTTTAAATTTTCGCTGCACTCTGTTGTAATGCCGTTCGAGTAATGCCGTCCACACAGGGTTGTAAAGGCTTGCGTCTTGCTGCAAACCTGTTGCCGCTATGGTTACTCTAAAATCGCGCAATATTTTATTGAAGACCGTTTTAAGCTCGCGCTTGACTGTTTCTTCAAGTTCGATTTTATATTTAAGTTGTCGCGCTACTGTGGCCACAATTAAACCTTCTTATTCTTTTCCTTGCTGCCCATAGAAGACCCGAACCAAAAACCAAGAATCTGCGGGATAGCTGCCGTCAATACGCCGATAATTGTGGTAAAGACGCCGAAAAGCGCATCATTTTTCATCGATGCCATTGCGCCGCCAGAAAGCAGGATGTATAGAACGCCAAAATAGCCCGCAACGAAAATACCAGAAAGCGTTATCTGCGGCCAGATATTGACCTTGAACATTTGCCTCGCGTCTTTACGATCTTCGACTTCGAGTTCATATACATCAATCTCAAGTTCTTTCATTTTTGCCTCAAACTCTTTGTCGAGGCGCTTTAATTCTGCTAGCATTTCAGGCGAAGCTTCAGCGATAGCTTCTTCAATGTCTTTTTCAGTTGCATCTGGTTTGCCGAGTAAGGTAGCGGCTATAAACTTTGTAGCTACGCCGCCGATAGGACCACCTATGGCAGTTCCAATAGTCGGTGCAACTGAGTGCACTATTGATTTCCAGTCAAATTTTAATTTCATTTTAGTCCTCTAATTGAAAATGAACCAAATCATCAAATGATTGATCCGTGACAGGTTCTAAATTTTTATTCCAGTTTCCACCCCATACAATACCAAGATTTAATATTTTAGCCATCGTCATGACGATACCAGCAAGAAAAATACAATGTTCTTTTTTCCATGAAATTTTGCCATTTACATAAGGCACTATGTCAACTGCTTTAGCTTTATCATTTGGATACCGGACGTTGTGTTTACCGTTCGGCCATCGGACTTTTGATTTACCTTCATCAAAATATTTATTCTGCTTTTCCTTACTGCGCACGCCTTCAATGACGGCGAAATCTATTAGACCAACAGATAATGAGGCGGCCATTAACTGTTGTAACCGCGTGTCAACTGTATCTAACTTAGCTTGAGACTTTTTTGAAAAGCGTAACATTACTGTCCTTTTTTTCAAGTTCTTTTTGCTTATATTCGTAAATTGTCATTTTGCTTTTATGTTCTTCCATCTCTGCCTTAAATTTTCTAAGATGGACGTAAATAAGCACGAATGATAAAAAAATACCGATAAGTGAGGCGAGTTTGCCTATCTCATTCGGTATTAGGTCTAACCACGCGCCTAACCCCGCGCCCGTTGTGCTTCCTGCCACTGTCGCGCCTATAACTGGCGACGATGTAAGTGAGTTTACGTCTCTCATATTTAAACTCCTTATACGTTTTTATAATCACGGAAACTGTACGCAATATCAATAGCGTAAAAAACGTGATTCCGGCTGTAATCGTTAATATATCTTGCACGATTATCTCCAACAAATGTTAAAAAAATCAATGCATACAATAATAAAAATGATACATTATAGGCGGTCATATCATAGTAAAGCATCCAACACATAAAACCATATAGATTCAGCATAATCGATATTAAACAAATCAGTTGAACGCACAAAACCGAAATACTTAGCGTCAATGTGCTCAATATGTATGCTATTGAGGCATCAATGAAACCTGCGCTTAAATAATATACCGGCGCGTTGATGTCTGACAAAAACACTGAATGCGTTAATGTACCGGTAACAAAAAACAACTGTGGTAATTTTTTAATGACCGGTACATTAATCAATAATATATAGAATAAAATACTAATTAGCAATAAATAAAACATTATTTACCTAATGCACGGAATAGGTGACGCTGGTACATCACCTGGTGTCGGTTTTGGATTAGGTCGCGGTACAGGTACTGGTGCTGGTACGCGAATTGGCCCCGCTGGTCTTGGTCTGCCTTCACCACCTGCCATTATTCATTCTCCTTTTTCTTTAGCAGTTCCGCCAACTGTTCAGGTGTCATATTATCATCCGTGAATAGATCCTCACTAATTGGCACCATTGTTGCCGGTTGATAAAGAATATCAGCCTCATTACCCAATGATTCGCGGTTAGGTAATAACGCCCTTAGCTCATTAATAGTTTCAATATTTAATTTTCTGCGGTCAACCAATTCCCTAATCTGCTGCCGCATTAGAACCTTAATACTTTCAGGATTGTATGTTAATCGCATGTCATCGATTTTGAATCGATGCATCAATGCTTTAGATAATCCAGCATAGACAGTGTCCGTTGTCGGTAGTATAGTATTTTCGTAAAAATCTAATAAGGCGTTTTCCACATTGTTATAGGTGCTTGCATCAGTAGATACAAGCGGTAAGGGTATCTCATATCTAAGGTAAATGGCTTCTGAAGCTACCTTATCAAGTTCCGCATAATCCATGTCTTTATTGTTGATGCCGGCTTCTTTTAAAGTTACCTCGGACCCCGAAATAACAGCTATGCCGCCCGCGTTTTCAGATCCACCCAATTCTTCGTTTACTCGTTTTTTTCTTTCCAGATGTTCATCACCATCGATACCGTCTTCGTCGTTAAACGCTACGATTAGCGATAGTCTACCACCGTTTTTCAGAAGTTTCAGGTTATGGGTTCGACCTTCGATCTGCTGTCTTGTTTCGAGTGCTGCGGCTTCTAACGGCGAATCACCCGATAGTTCATCAGCGCGTGATGAGAAACCCATTATATGATACAATTCTTTAAAATTTTGATCTATGTATCGAACAGCTTTTTTCTGACTAACTCGTAAATAGTTACCAACACCAGGACCAACAGTAACATAATAACTGGCGGGAAAATAATCAACACCTTGAACATTGCTAACATTCTGCGGTTTAAGCACGTAAAGTTCAAGCGGTGGCCTTTCAGTATTACCAAACATTGACAAATAACTGTCTGCTGTTATCAGGTAGCTTCTGACAAGCTTCCCAATAAATTCCTGCCTTGTGTCAAATGGATTCGGATCGTTTATCAAATCAAGAATAGCGTGTTCAGTAATTAAAGTTCCGTCAGTTTTTTCTAAGACCGGTTCAATCTGCTCAACTTTCCTTGCGATTTTATCAACTGCTGTTGCCACAGTTGAATTAGTTCGATAAAACCCCATTGCTTTTTGATCGCTGAGCCTACCATATTCGCCAAAGGCGTATTCTAAGAATGAACCCTGTGGTATCGGCCAAACAATTTCGGATGATTTTTTCTCTACCGGTATACGTTGTTTTCTGAAAAAATTTAATAAGCCCATATTAAATAAGCACCTTACGCTGTTTGACAGGCCAATAACACATTACTATTGCGTCTGCTATATTCGGTGATTTCGTCCCAGGCGGCTTTTTATCTATCACTATCTGCCCGCGTCCATTTGTGGAATAAGTCGGTTGAGATAGCTCTTGTTCCACAACATGCCGATATTCAAGTTTTGATGGTATGCTTATTAGCTCAGACACATCATATTCGGCTTCACCCGTTACGGCGCGATGTGTTTTCTCAAATCTATTTCGAAGTTGCCACCAACCTTGAGCTTTAAGATTGCTGTAAAAATCTTTGTTTCTCGGCGTATTCTTATCACCTTTTATGACGCGCCCCTTTTTATTTAAAGGTGATGCGCTTGCGCTCCACGGCACGAAAACCTCATCTTTCAGCAATCCTTCTTTATTTAGTCGATTATATTCGGCTTTTACGCCAGCACCTACACCTATGCAATCATATTGCACCACTTTGACGCCCGACTCTTTCATATAAGTTAAAGCTTTTCGGGCAGTTACACCAGTATCACCCTGCCCCCACATGCATGCTTTCTTTAAAATAACACCGCTTCTTTGAACGTAAGCATCTTTATCGCCACCTTCATCGGCAACATCTAAACCCGATAATAACATACCATCATCTGAGAAATCAAGCTTTAGGTGCGCATCAATTGCCGACTTAATCCAGGCATTTTTTATCACGACACCTTCCACAGCCGACGCATAATCCCTATCTATCTCTTGAGCAAATAAATGAAGCAGCCCTTCCTCTTCTGCCCTTGCGCGTTTCTTATCGTACCATTCCTGCGTCATGTGTGGATGTTCACGCCAATCTAATATCAAAACACGAGTTTTTCCTGGCGTGACATCAGTACCGGGTTCCCACACTTCGCCTGCGTGCCTACGTCTATAAAAAATATTAGATGTTCCAAACACGCTTGACAAGGCTATCTGCACGTTTGTGGTTTCTGATAAAGCACTTTCAACCCTATCAGCGTGCTCAATATGCGCAGCTTCGTCAAGAAAGTATACAAGCTTACGCCCGCCGCGACCAATATTGACACCACCTTCACCGGTAATCGATGCGCCGTTTTCAGGATTTATGAGCCGCATATATGTGGCATGCTTTTTAGGATCAAAACCATCTGGCCAAAAAAAGCGCGGCATGTAATCAATTATCATTCTTACTTTTTCGAGGATCGAATCCGGATTGCCGAGCTTATCAACCTTTTCTGCCTTGTTGCTACCAAAACCTATAGCTGCGCCTGGCTCAAACAAAAATAAATGCGTAGATATACCGCAAGCTAACCATGTAGCGCCAAATGTGCGGCACTTCTCCATCAAGCCATTTTCCTTGTCGCGCAAACAACTATACACAAAATTTACAACGTCCTCTTGTCTCGGAAAAAGAATAAACGGCATGATAGCTGGAGTTTCAGTTCCAACATTACGGGGATCGTAGGTTATACACCAGTCATTTATAAAGGCTATTGGGTTATTTTTGTAATATTCTTTTGCACCGATAATTAGAGAAGGGTCTTTTTTTAACAAGGCGATACGCTTGGCACGCTTCTTATATTCTGCTGTATAATCAGGTGGCCACTTCATTATCATCACCTTTGATTAACTCAGCATAAATACGTTCGGCTTCTTTCGGATTAGTATTTTCATCAATCGATAGCCTCGGGGTATCCGTATTTTTTGTGGTCACTTCGTGTTTTTTAGCGGCATACCTTCCTTTAAGCTTGTACGCCATATCAAGCGCTTTTATCTGTATATCGAGCGCTTGAATATTGCGTTCATCTAAAACCACGCCTTTATGCGCAAAAAATTTTGTTTTCTTTGCATCAAGAAGTGCTATTAACTTTGCATCAAGCGATTCATCGGATAAGCCGTCTTCATTTAACCACAGGTTAATTTTATGTTGAAATTTCTTTTTGAGCCGGTAACCGGCTGAAGCTGCGCCTTTTTCAGACCAGCCAGCCCTTAATGCCGACGCTCGTATATTAAAAAAAGTATCAGGATTAGCTCTGTCAAGAAAATTTTGTAACCAAAGGCGCTCTCTAACAGAAGCGGATGGTTTTTTATATTTGGTTCGTGCCATAATAAAATCCTATTGTATTTTGTGCAATAAATATACAATATATTTCATTATGTCAAGAAAAAAAAACGCCCGTGTCAACGCAGGTACTTGGTTAACGTTGACAGGGGCGTGAAACGGGTATCTCAGACAGTCAGTGCGGAAACAGTATTTCCTCTTAAGCTGCCTTAGTTTATTTCATAAGCTTGTCCTTTCCTTTAGTTAACGATTATCGCCAGAACTCTTCAAGACTCCACGCTCGGCGCGGTCTTTTAGCTTTGCTCTATTCATTTTCGCAACTTGTTCGAGCGAGAAACCGAGTTCATAAGACAGCCCGCTGACGTACCAAAGCACGTCACCAAGCTCTTTAGCAATTTCCCGCTTCTCGCTTTCTGAGAATTTAGCCACACCTCTATCTCTAACTACTTTGCCGATCTTTTCGCAAACCTCGCCAGCCTCGCCAGCAAGCTTCATTGTCAGATAGTAAAAGGCTACGTCTTTTGGATAAACCGCTGTTTCCATTGCCTTTTTTTGATACTCATTCATCGTAAGTTCGGGCAAATCGACTTCAACTGTCTTGTCTTTAAGATCGACTTTAACATTAAGTGCAGCTTTTCTGACAGCTTCGATAGCGCTGTTGCCGTCACCTAAGATAATGTCATCATTACCGTGAACCTCAAATTTAGTCTTACAGTGAACACACGAGACGTTTAATACCAGGCCGGGTTTATCCATCACGTAAAAAGCCGGGCTATACAGTATAACATTACATGTCGGGCATTCTACTTTTAGCATATACTTAGCTCCTTTTGAATCCGTAAATGAAAATAGGTTAAGAACGCATCAATCGATGTATCCACAACAGCTAAGGGCCGTTCATAACCTGGTGTCAAACAACATTTCATTCTAACACGCCACGGTTGCCTATTAGCTCTATAAATCAGTATTGGCTCTTGATTTTCCTTGCATTGCTTCAACGTTTGTCGCCACCAACTATTTAAGTTCAGCTTCTCCTGTCGCTTTACCTCTAAAGCCATCCAATCAATACCACTAATATCATATCCGCCTTCCATGGTTTGCATGAGGTTTCTTTTTAAAATAGGCGGAACTCTACCAGCTTCAATGTAAGCCGCATTTACAGTTGGTTGAAGCAATTTTATGATTTCTCTCTCACCGCGCTGCCCTTTGCTTCGGCTTGATTTTCCTCCCATACTGTATCCTTTATGATAATTAAACAACGCTCTTTAGTCTGAACACGCATAGGCGTATCGCCAGGAATAGTCATAAGTTGAAACCAATTACAATAGCTTTCGTCTGAAAAAGCGTATGCAGCCATAGAGCAATTAATACCTCATATAATATGTTTAACAGGACTATATGTGCTCAATAAGATCTTGTCAACAATTATTTAGGTGCGATAGTTATTTTATTGACAATTGTATATTTGCCGGAGTCTATCATATCTTGAGCGATATTCAATGGGATGGTGCCGATTAGCATAAAGCTGTTAACACCCTCAACCAAATCAATCATATCGGCTTCAAGATAATTTGAGTCAATGCGTTCTATTGGTCTGTTCAACGTGACACCTCATACACATCAAGTATATGCGCAACATTAGGATCACGCGCGGTTTCAAACATAACCACTGATGCAAATTCGCCATACACGCGCCTTTTGCAAATAGCGCCGTGAATGTCTTCATATTTAACTTCAAATTTTTTAAGATTCATTCCTTAGTCCTTTCCAATTCTTAGGGTTTAACGTTAAAAACAATGATAATTTACCTGAATCACTGATCATAATGTGGAAATAGTCTAATGTAGTCGATTGAGATATTTTCTTAAAACCTGAATAGATAAAAGTTTCACCTGTCGCTAATTGTCTATATCGCCTTCCGCGTTCGAACATTCAACCTCACAAAGATTACAACGTGGTCTACTCGCTTCATAAAATCCGCATATATCGCAGTAGTATTCTATATTACCGGGATACCTAAAGATATGAGCGCAAACGCAATCAAAACCAAAATCTGGATTACCACAATTACACAATGTCATTTGTTTACTCCTTAATCTGTCTTATGTCAACTATAATACGATTTTACCGGCTTTATAATCCTCAATTAAGCGTATTAATGCGCAACGCTTTATGGTATAATTTTTGATAAATTTTCCCTTCACGGAACCGAACAGGGGTACATTGTTAATAAGCACCGAGGTTGAACCCTTATAATCAAAAAAGTCAATACTAATACGATCTTTTAAAACTAAGTTATTATTAGACTTTACCATAATTAACCACCTTTTTAAAATTTAAGAGTAAAGGCAAACATAACTGAACCCACTCCATAATCAATAATATCGCTACTATCAAAGTGTTTATCGGTACATTCTTTGGCTGCACCTAACAGTACTGGAACAGCCATTGAAATAAGAGTGCGGTAAGCTTTGTTGTCGATTTTATCCTCTAAAAGCTTATTTGTGATATGAGCCGCACCGACCGCAAAGGCAATATGCGCATAGTCATCGATATGCTTCTCATCAATAGTTGTGTTCAGTTTTCTCCATTCTGAAGCATCAGCGCAATTAGTTGCCACAAAGGTAAAAGTGAAAAGTAAAGCTGTTAAGATCAGACACCTTTTAATAATAATTGAATTTAGCATATTATTCCTCCGTTGTTATTTATTATATCGGCATCTGATCTTCGTACTTTAGTTATTTTTATTCTCCTATCCATCTGCCTTTACAACTATCGATATGGTAGCAACCAAATAGAGCGTCACGATGCAGACCACGCCTAAACTGAATACGCACAAAAATAGGCTGTTCCATTACGACACACTGTCCAGATAATACTTTCATAGCCACAAAAGCGGTTAACCGTTTGGAGAAATGATAGCGATGGCATAGATAGACAGATAACGAACGACTGACCCTGCCCATATTATTGAGCAACTTCCTATAATTCATTTTCTTTACCCCATCAAAGTCATCAAAGCGACCGGTTCCTTGCTTACCAAAATAGACCAAGCTTTTTTAAGGCCGAATGATCGCCAGATTTTGAAAAAGTGTTTTTTAGTGATTACACCAGTCATGTTGCCACCTAAAACTTGCCAAAGTTTTTAAGTTGTTCATAAAGATCCTGCTCAAGTTTCAAAATCTCACGGTCGCGTTTGATCTTCTCGGTCTGATATTTTTCGATTAATGTGTCTACTCTTTCGAATTCGGCTATTATGTTTTCCATTTTTTATCCTTTCTGTGTCGAAGTTACTTATATTATCGACTCGATTTCAGGATACTTTAGGAAAAGATTAATTATTTTTTTAAGATCAATCCAGCGCCTCGAAAGCCGCCTTAACCGCTTCCACCTGGACAAGGCTCATCTCATCGATACGGCGACGGACCCAACCACCGTACTGAAACCGTCGCAGACGGTTTGCTTGACTGATTTTTACCCACTGTTTTTTATCTTCGTTAGTTTTGGTATGCATGTCGTGTCTCCTTGCTTAGAGGTTCCCTGCTTGCTTATTGTTTATATCGACCGCTTTTTTCTCAACTTTAGAACTTTTTTTAATACCTTGTCAACTATATTTTATTACTGCATACTGTATGCCAATATAAGCTATTTTCGCTTTACAAATAAAAACAGGGGCATAGGAAAAAATCCTCGCCCCTGTGTGTAATTATTTACCTGATTAGTTTATAGTTTGCGTTTATACTAATCGGACTTAATTATAATGTTTATCCAGTAAAAAACAGGACACATCTCCTCATGACACAAAGGAAGTTCCCCGTTATGGCTGCGGTCGCCGTGCTCACAATTACCGCCGTAATAAGCCGGACGATTAAAATTGTGCTCATAGAAATCCATGGCCAACCCCTAACCTTACGGCAGTTCAATATCCGCATAAGCCTGGCGAATGATGTCGTCAATCTCTTTGTAGTGTCGCGCTACACGACCAGCTATAACGGCGGCATAACCTGGCGTAAGTTCGGTGTCGGTGCTCAATAATTCTTCAACACCTCTTTCGACACGGATGTACATCTCATGCTCGGCTGCTTGCTCGCGGTCCTCGAAGCACTTTCCATCGCCGCACCAATAATTGATAGTTTTTGTAATAGCCATTTTACCCTCTTTCTGGATCAAAAGTTGTTTCATCGTGTGCGGTCATTATGGCCGTTTGAATGTTGACGCTGTTTTCGACCACATACTCAATGATTGGAAGCGTTTTAGTATTCACACACCACCCCGGTGTGGCTTCAATTAAATAGATAAGCTTTCTGCGCAAATTACGCTGAAATTCGTGATTATAAGCTGCACTGCTATCACTAAATATCTCGCCATCGCTGCTTGTGTATATTGTACCTTCCTTTTTTATTTTACCCATGTTTTTCCTTTCAACCCTGTGGACGCTTACCAAGGCGATAAGGCCATAAAGCGCAATCTACAATATTGCAATTTTTAATCTCTGAAGGTTGCCAGTTGCAGCATTGTTTGCACTTCTGCCTTATCGCTTTAGTCGGTGTTAATGCCACTTCTTCTTGACCTTGTTTGGTTAGAATTGTGTGTTTAAATGCCATCGATCACACTCGCCTTTTAGCTTCGCGCTGTATGAGTGTATTGACACAATCAACGCAAACATCGGCTTTCCGTGAGCCCGATATTAGCAATTCATCGGTTTTATAATGTGAAACTGCGTAAATAAAAAATGTGTGCAGCGAATGATTATTACCATGCATGGGCATGGTACCGAGAACGGATGTCTTGTGTGTACAATCTTTCGATTCGAAAAACTGTCCGCATACATCACATTTATAAGCTGCTGCCATTGTTCTTTTTTTCCTTTCATTTGTTATTTGCAAATAACGAATAAGGTTTTATTATTCGCTTTCCTCGAACACAGCTTTTGTCAAAGTGTACCATGCGAGTTGAACCACTGCTGGAACTTGTCCGTTACCAATCGCTCTATTCCTGTCCATCCTATTGGCCAACCCATCAGGTACTCCATGCTTAAAGGGGTTACTTTCCCAAATACGTGTTTGTAATTTTGACACGCTGGTTTTTTTTGCATGGATAGACTGCAAAAGTTCGCTTTCGTGGTCGGTGTATGCAAGTAACCAATAGCGTTCCCGCAGATGGTCTGCGCCCACGTCCGCCGCACTTGCCTTTGTGTAGACGGAACGGTAACCGATACGGGCAAGATCTTTACCTGCGTTAAACACCGCTTTTTCCGATACGTTTTCGATGAAGATAAGTTCGGGCTGAACATCGTCAATAATTTTGAACGCTGGTGGCCACAAGTTTTTTGATTTGCGTCCTCTTGTCGCTGCTCTGCTAAAGGCCTGGCAAGGAAAGCCACAAGAAACCACATCAACAATTCCACGCCATGGCGATCCATTGAATGTACGTACATCGTCCCAAATGGGGAACGGTGACAAATGCCCTTCATTCTGGCGCTGCATGAGTCGTCGTACGCAAAAGGTGTCGATTTCCACGGCGCAAACTGTTGTCCATCCGAGAAGTTTCCCGCCGAGTATTCCGCCACC